ATGGACGATTTGACACATTCATCGGCCACTTGCAGGCGGTTTTGTTCCTGCACGCAGATGGCCATCAACTGCTCTATTCTTCGATGTATGTTCTTAAGCTGCCGTTTGCCGTCGCTTTCGGGCTGCCATGCCTGCGGTTGCTCTATACGGCAATAGTCGGCTATCAGCTTGGCATCCTGCTTGTCGGTTTTCACACGCCTGAGCTGCATTTTGGCATAGGCTTTGATGGCAATGGGATTGACAACGCTGATTCGGATATGGTGGCTGTAAAGATACTGGGCAATGCCCAAATAATAGATGTTGGTAGATTCGCAACAGGCGTGGATTTGACTAAGATTGATTCGATGGCCGTGCAGGTAGTCCAGCAATGCCCGATAACCTGCTGCATCGTTGGATACGGTAATATGCGGTGTTTGGTTGGTTACAGCGTCGATTTTGTCTTTGCTGATGTCTAAACCCAGATAAATGGTCGTCATGGTACAAACCTTACGATTAGGGCTCGTGGCCCATGATACTGTTATGTTTAGGCAAAATAAGAACCGTACGCACCAATCTTTGGACATGGCTTATTGCCAATGCAGGTAATGCGGGTGTCGTACGGTTGATTTATTTTAGCATAAGGCAATAGGCTTGCAATAACATTATTGTATATTGGCCACCACTTCGGAATCCCCGTTATTCAGGCTGGGCAACGGCTTACCGCCCATTTGGGCAACCTGTGCGGTACTGCCGTCATCGCCGTGGTTTCCGGCCTGATTGGCTTGTTGCTGCTCTTGCTCCGGCCGTTTGTAAGGATTGAACGGCAAGCCGTCGGCCACATAGCTTTTGCAAAGCTGCTGGTTAATTTCCTTGATTTTGGTGCCTTGCTCCGAATAACAGGTGCAGACTTTTTTCGTGTTGATGATACAGCCGACAGGCCACTCCATCGCCTGCACCTGCCTTTGGCCATCATACAGCGGTTTAGTTTCCGGGCGTTCGGCCATACGCGGTACAAAGTCTTCAGGTTTTGCGCCCAATGTGTTTTGCGGCTGGCTCATGTTGCTGTTAGTGCCTAATTGCTGACCCATATCGCCATCTGTTGCAGCAGGTGCACTAGCGGCCGCAGCTTCAACCACTTTATCTTTGCTCGCCATATTTTTCAGCAGTGAATAACTGAAATACAGGGCAACGGGCATAATAAGCAACACAACAGGCAGCACAAAAACCCACTTGCTGACCTTGGTCTTGTTTTCCGTATGCACTTCGGCGGATTTGTAGTAGCCAAAGATTTTTTTATCCAGCTTATGCACCTTGGCAAAGGCATCTTTGGCTTGTGTGAGCGGATTGTTGGCACAGTATTTCCATTCCAACAAGGTCCGCATCCCCAGCTTGTTTTTGGCGACGTGCAAATGCTTATTGACCAAACCGCGCAGATTGACATCGATATTTTTCGGGTTTTGCGTCAGAACAAAAATATCTACGCCTAAATGGCGGTGGGTATTGAGCCATGCGACATTAGGCGGTACTTGGCTTCCGTTGGAGCGTGCCGGCCATACGTCCTGCACTTCGTCGATAATCACGACAGAACCGTGATTTTCAGGCTTTACAATCCATTTATAAATGTCATGAAACGATAGTTTCTCATCGGTGCTCTCGGCCTGCTCCGAAGCAATGCTGGAAACATCAATCGTTGGCATATCAGGTATATTCAAGCCCTTAATGTTCGTAAAGATTTTTCGGGGTGTCCCATCACTATTTTTAAACATCGAATCATTAACAAGCATATGCACCATGTGCGCGGTTTTACCTGCTCCGGGCGTGCCTGTAATCAAGACAATCTCTGCCATTTAGCCTCCTATTTTTTGCCCATGCTAGTAAGTCTAGTTACCCCCACCATCGCAACGTAAAAAGTCAAACCGCCCAAAACAATGTTAAGAGCCTTGCCACCGCCTGCAAGGTAAAAAATCTGCAAGGCATCTTGAGGGGCACCCGTCACGTTGGATGTAATCTGATGTTTGAAATCAGACAACAGATTGTTTATGCCCTTATAACTCACTAAGGTTATACCCAAAGCAACAAGTACCTTAGCAATAAGGCTACTTGCCAAACTGCTTAATGCAGGGATTAACGCGGCGAGAAATTTCATTCTAAATTCCTTTTTCAAGTAACCGACAGCAATGTAGGGGCTTTGCCCCTACACCCCAGTCTCACTTGCGACGCCGCACGGGCAGGCGGGCGGGCTTTGCCCTTTCTTCCTGCCCTACGGCAGAGTGTGGGGTCGTTTCCAGTCTATCAAGGGGGTATTCGTAAAGATGCTCCGCTTTGCTACTCATCTTTACAAAGCTTCCCCCTTGACAGCCTTCCAACTCCACGCAACCCGAAAATTACTGCTTAATCGACTTGGTTACCAAAACGGCCACCACCAACCAAGCAACGGCAATCAGCAACATTCTGAGCTTGACAGCAACAGAACAAATCCATTGGTAATCCAAAGCAAAAGACTTAGACCCGCCACCAAATGGGATACTTACTTCAAACTGAACAGGGGCAGGGCATACGCCGTCTTCAGGAAAGATAGTATCGGGCGAAAATTTCAAATCAACGACTTCTTCGGGTACGCTAAAACGGGGCTCGGATGCACTTTGCTTATCTTTCGGCACAGGGTCACAAGCTAAGATATTCGGGTGTTTCTCACACAAATCTTTGGTGTCACTCGGCTGCCTGCTTTTTTTCCCATCGGTATCGCTTTTTCCGTCTTTCTCTGGGTCTTCTTTTTCTTTCTGAGGGGGCTTTGCGCGGGGGGCTTCGGGGCTGTCGGGCTTAAGGTCGGGGCGGGGGTGATGGTCTCTTTAACTTTGCTTTTCACACCGGGGGCGCTTGGGTCATCGGAGGTTTCCCACCGGGCTTGCTCGGGTAAGCCTGTCTGCGGATTGGTATAGGGGTCGGATTGAACAATCTGGCCGGGTAACAAATAAACTTCGGGCTTGCTTACGCCCGGTATGTTGCCTTCTCCGTCCCCAGATGCGTTCACATACGGAGTAGGGTTCTTATCGGCTTCGGGCAGTATGATGTCGTCAAATTCGGATTGGGTGATGGCGCGGTTTTTGTTCAAAACAGTTTTAAGCTGTACATACCAAAACAATTGTTCGTCGCCCCTGTCATCCCGCGTACCCCAACACGATCCGCCATTGGCATCACCTTCGGCTTGAACAAAGGTGTGATTCTCAACTTCCTGCGTTTGGCAAATGGAGGTATAGACGGACTTCGCCACGTCGGGCATATTGCGCCCGTAAGACGATATGCCGCCACATGGCTTCCAACCATAGTTCTTTTCGGCATCGTTACCGTATTTCTGTGAATCGCCAATAGAACGGCATTCGACGGTGTATTCCTGCGGATTGACAAAATCGCCGTCTTTGTCGCTCCATTCGTAGCCTTTTTCCTTTAATTTGTCTGCAACAAGGTTGAAAGCTGCCGTTAAAACAGCTTGGGCAACAATCGTCTTGACAATGCCCCCGGGCGTGAATCCTGCGCCTTTGGCAATCAGGCTGCCACCCTTTCGGGCATTGGCCAGCAGGTTTTGCATGACGGTGCGCTTGGCGACGGTTTGGGTGACTCTACCGCGCACTACCGCGTTAGAAACCGCGCCTGTAGAACCCTGAAACTTTGCCGCCAAATCCTGCCTTGCCCGCCAATGTGCCGCTCCTTTTGCGCGTTCGTCATGAGTGGCCGCCCAATCGACATCGCCGACAAAGGTTTTACCGCGATGGTTACCGATACGGCGCAATATTGGATTCCCATTTGCATCAGAATCATATAAATATTGCGGAGCAGGAGCGGCAACGGCATCACTCATCATCAGGCAAAGAAGGCACACTGTAAAAACGACAACATTCGCCAGTTGCACTCCCTTCCCAATCGCTCTTTTCAAAGCACAAATAAAAACGTGAAAGGTCGGGACACCAAATTTCCCACTTGTCATCATTTATTTTCCTGTGCATAAAGTATTCAAAAAATTTAGGCAATTCACGAACATCAGATTTAAAATGCTTTGCACTCAAAAAATCCGCAAATTCAAAATTCAAAATAGCCGACATCGGCATGCCGTAGTATTTGCTGCTCCGCTGATATTTGTACAACGCCAACTGTTCTTCAGTGATAAAAGGCTTCATTTTCAGTTCCTTGCTGTCGTTAAAAGCCCTAATTTACCATTCCGCTAAAAAAACATCAAAAACACCGCCACCATGGCCGAACACGCAAAACCGAACAAAAACCAAAAATCAATTATCATCTCTAGCCCCTACCGAAGTTAAGCTTTTGATTAAATGGATAACCGACCTGAAACCAAAAATAACCACTGCCAAAAGAATCAATAACGAGCCGTATTGCATGCCCGACTGCATTTGTGCCATCTCATCACAAGGCGGATGGCTAAGCTGTATTTTCTGATTCTGCAAATACCAACCATCGGATTTGCGAATCGGACGGATAAGCTGCCCGTCTACTGTTAAAGTAGGGGGCTGCTGCGAAAGTATTAAATCATCGGCATCAAGCTGTGTTGCCACGCATTGACTACCCACACGATACGACATACACCCCCCTTTTTTGATTATTTAATTGTGCGAATCATGCCCCAAGCGAGCTTGAAGCCTTGAATTGCCACAATCACGGTAATAGATGCCATACCAATAGCAGACACTACACCGATAAACGCGCCGATACCTGCGGCAACTTTTTCGCCAATATCGTCCAATGGACCCGCTGCATTGGCATTAACGGCCAATGTAGTCAGACCAGTAACTACCGCAAATTTGGCGGCATTTGCTTTTTTCATGATATTCATGATTGTTCTCCAAAAGTTAGAAATGGGCGTGATATGAATCAGTTATTTGCCGACACGCCCGACACGGCAAATTCAGGCAATCAGCCGAACAAAAACAGCATTGCGCCCAAAAACAGAATCAGGCAGATGACAAAGGCAATGCCAAGCTGGGTAAACGTAAAATTCATACCTGCTCCTTATCAGCCTTTGGCCA